CTTTAGAAGAAGAATTAATATACTCCTATGAATTTATTAAAAAAATAAGAAAAATATTAGATAAAGGGCAAAAAATTATTATAATTAGAGGAAATCATGAAGAAAGATTATATAAGGAAATTTGCAGTATGCACAAAAAAGAACTTCAAAAATTTATAAATCCTGAAATAATTGAAATGATAATAGATGGATTTGTAATATATGACAATGGTAAAAAAATGAAATATGAAGGAGTTAGTGATATTACATATGTTCCGCATTGGTATGTTAATATTGAAAACAAAATAATTGTTGCCCATCCAAAAGATTTTAGTAAAGTTAAAGGTAAAATGTTAGAAAGTATTGCTGGTCATTTTGTCAATAGGCATGAAGAATTTGAAGTAATTGTTATGGGACATACACATAAATTTTCAACTGGAATTGTTGATAGATACGCTGGTGTATTTGTTGTTGAAAATATGTGTATGTGTAAGCCACAAAATTATTCAGATAAAGGTAAATTAGGATTCACACCACAAACATATGGATATACAATAATTAAATATAATGATAATGAAAAGATAAAGTTTGATAATATTAGAACTTATCATTTAGATGAACTTTATAATCAAAATGAAGATTATGTTATAAATTTGTAATAATAATAATAAAATAATAAAAAGAAAGTAGGTGCTAAGATGGCACTATTGTATTTTCTTTCAGGTGTTTTGTTTGTGTATGTGGCAATGCCACTTTTGGATTCCATAACTCAATTAATTATTTCTTATATTAATATATTAGTTAGTGGTAATAACAAAATTATAAATAATATGCATATGGAAATGCAAGATGATAATTCACATAGAATTGGTTTTCAATATCAAGAACCTATGGAATTTGAATATTATGAAGAAGATTATGAAGATGACGTTTAGGGTAAAATGGTGTTTTTATTTATGTTAATTATATAGGAGGTCAACTACCCAACGACTAAAGTCGTGGGCTTGATAGTCCCATGTTGACCAGACCAAGGCTTGAAACAGAGCCTACGTTATAGATGTCATGACACGTTCGGGTGCTTCTCCAGCCCTACCCCCTGTCGTGCAAGATTAAACAGGTGTAGTGGGTTAAGCCAGTGTCTTGCACATAACAAGCATCTATAACATGGTCGAGGAGAATATAACCTGCGTAAGCAGAGGAAAGGAGAAAATCCTATGGTATTTGTATTAGACACAAATAAAAAACCATTATCACCTTGCCATGAAGCAGTTGCAAGAAAACTGCTTAAACAAGGCAAAGCAGCAATATTTAGAAGATACCCATTTACAATAATCCTTAAAAAAGCAGTAGAAGACACTAAAAACAAGCAAGAATATAGATTAAAAATTGATTATGGTAGTAAGCATACAGGATTAGCTATACTACAAAAAAACAATGTAATATGGTTAGCTCAAATAGACCACAGAACAGATATTAAAAAGAAACTTGATGATAGACGTATGTTTAGACGCAACAGAAGAAATAGAAAAACAAGATATAGAAAACCAAGATTTTTAAACAGAAGAAGAAAAGAAGGATGGATACCACCTAGTTTAGAAAGTAGGGTTAATAATATAAAAACATGGGTTAATAGGTTACAAAAATTAGTTCCATTAACTCATATATCTTATGAAAATGTTAAATTTGATACTCAATTAATGCAAAATCCTGAAATAAGTGGCATTGAGTATCAACAAGGTACACTTCAAGGGTATGAAATTAGAGAATATTTACTTGAAAAGTTTGGTAGAAAATGTTGCTATTGTGGAAAAGAAAACATTCCATTAGAAATAGAACATATAATACCAAAATCAAGAGGTGGTACAGACAGGATTGATAATCTTTGTTTAGCTTGCCATGAGTGTAACCAGAAGAAAGGTAATATGACAGCAGAAGAATTTGGTTATCAAGAGGTACAAAAACAAGTTAAACAAACATTAAAGGATACTTCTGTAGTTAATTCTACAAGATGGAAAGTTTATGATGTACTTTGTAATAGTGGTTTAGAAGTAGAATGTGGCACAGGTGCTTTGACTAAAATGAACAGAATTAAATTAGGATTGCCAAAAGAACATTACTTTGATGCATGTTGTGTAGGTCAAAGCACACCTGATAAATTATATTTCAAAACTAAAGATGTTTTATATATAAAAGCAAAAGGCAGAGGTAGTCGTTGTAGAACAAATTTAGATAAATACGGATTTCCGAGAGGATATTTAGCAAGACAAAAATATTTCTTTGGTTTTCAAACAGGAGATATGGTTAAAGCTGAAATACCAAAAGGAAAATATAAAGGCATATGGTATGGAGAAGTTGCTTGTAGAAACAGTGGATATTTTGATATTAAAAACAAGGAAGGTCAAAGAGTTGTACAAGGTGTAAATCATAAATATTTTGCAGTTGTACAACACTTTGATGGGTATAGTTATAGAAAGGAGGTAGCAATTCTTACGTAGCGTGTTTAAAATACGCAATTCCTCCACATGGCTAAAGCCAGTGGCTTCCTTGCGTAAGAATTCGTGATGATGCAACGTGGCTAAGAAAAGCAATACTTATCTTGATGATGGCATTATCTGTGTATATCATGGTGGCAAACCAATTAGTTTGTCAAACTTTTATTTGTCATCAAGTCTTATATTTAAAGGTATTGGCGTAATCCCTATTTGCAAAGATTGTATGAAAGACTTGTTTAATTATTATTTGGAAAAATATGAAAATGATAAAATGGCTTTATATAAATTTTGTGAAAGAATTGATTTTCCATTTTATGAATCAGCTTATAAGGGTGCGAAAAAGACTTCAGAAGCGTCTGGTTGGATGTTGCATCAAGCCTATTTTAAGCAAATTAATAGTTTTAGAAATGTGAACAACTATGGTGATTGTTTTGATGATGGTGATAAAATTTCAAATGACATAAAATCAAATAAAGAAATTAGTGTTAAAGAAGAAGATTTTATAATTACTCGTGAAATGATAAAAGTTTGGGGCAGTGGTTATACAAAAGAAGACTATGAGTTTTTAGAAGATTCATATAGAATGTGGACTACAGAGTGTAAAGCCGATTTGCTTTCAGAGCGAAAACTTTTTAGACAAATTTGCTTAAAAGAATTAGAAATAAGAAAAGGAAGAGAATCTGGTAAAAATGTTGACAAACAAGTTGAAGCTTTTCAAAAATTGATGAAAGATGCTAATGTTAGCCCTAAAGATATTAATGCTGCAAACGATCCAAGTAATGAAAAAGTATTAGGTATGAAAATAAAAGAGATAGAGTCAACTAAACCTTGTGAAGTATTTAATGATAAATCTTTATATAATGATTATGATGGGTTTCTTGATTATTGGAAAAGATTTGTATTGCGACCAATGAAGAATTTGCTAATTGGGTCAAGAGAGTTTGATAAAGAATTTAATATCGAAGAAGGCGATAATTAATGGCTAGTTATAAGAATTTTCAAAATGACAAAAGGAAATATGCAAATTCTTATGATATGACAAAACGAGGAAGAAACCCAATAAAAAAGAAAAATTTAAAACATGAAGCCGAGGAAAATCTAATTCACTGGGTTACTTTTTATAAAAGAAATATACATAGATTTGTTGAGCATTATTTTGGAATAGAATTATATTTATATCAGAAAATATTATTATATTTAATGAATTTATGTACCTTAGTAGTAGTCGTAGCTTGTCGTGCAGCTGCAAAATCTTATCTAATAGCTATTTATGCTTGTGCAAGATGTGTGCTTTATCCTGGTTCACGTGTGGTAGTTGCAAGTGCTACTAAAAAACAAGCGAAATTAATAGTTACAGAAAAAATACAAAAGGAGTTAATACCTAATTCACCTACTTTAGCTAGAGAAATTAAAGGTATAAAAACTAATAGTCAAGATATAGAAGTATTTTTTCATAATGGTAGTTCATTTGTTGTAGTACCAGCATCAGATAATGCGAGAGGATATAGAGCAACAACTATGATTTATGAAGAATTTAGGATGATAAAAAAAGAAATTATAGATAGTGTACTATCTCCATTTTTGTTTGTTAGGCAAGCGCCTTATTTGAAAAATCCAAAATATTCTCATTTAAAAGAAGAACCTATTGAAATATATATAAGTTCTGCTTGGATGAAACAGCATTGGATGTGGAAACATATCAAACTTGCTGTTAAATCTATGTATGAAAATTTTGATTCTTTGTTAATTGGGTTTGATTATGCTATAACTTTAAAACATGGCATAAGAACTAAAAAACAATTAGAGAAAGAAAAGAAAAAAATGGGTGCCACTACATTTGCTATAGAATATGAAAATATTATGTTAGGTGAAACAGAAAATGCTTATTATACTTATGATTTGTTAAAGAAAAATCAAACTTTAAAAAAAGCTTTTTATCCTAGAAAGCATATTGATGTTATTGAAAAAAGAAAAAATAAGTTTGATATACCTAAAAAGCCTGGAGAAATACGAATTGTATCAGTAGATATAGCTATGGTTTCTGGTTCACAAAATGATAATACTGCAATTAGTTGCATAAGAGCTTTACCTGTTAAAAATTACTATGAAAGACAATTATGTTATATGGAAAGTATGAATGGCGGTAATACAACTGAACAGTCTATAAGGATTAAACAAATATTTTCAGATTTTGATGCCGACTATGTTGTTTTAGATACACAGAACTCTGGTATAAGTGTTTTTGATGAACTGGGTAAGGTCTTATATGATGAGGAAAGAGATTTGGAATATGAACCTTGGACTTGCTTTAACGATGAAAAAACTGCTGAAAGAATTAAAAACCCAAATGCTTTGCCAGTAGTTTATAGTATAAAAGCGTATTCAAGTTTAAATCATCAAATTCATAAATATATGAAAGATGCTTTAGAACGTGGTAAATTTAAATTATTAATAAATTCAACTGAAGCTGAAGATTTTCTTGATAAAATAAAAGAATATTCAACAGGCGATGGAATTACTCAGGCTAACTTTTTATTACCTTATGTGCAAATTGAGGCATTAATAAATGAAATGGTTAATTTGTCTTATGAAATTAATAAAAATAGTAATACAATAAAACTTATAGAGCCTAGAAATGCTAGAAAAGATAGATATACATCGGTTTCTTATGGTAATTACTTTATACAACAATTAGAATTGGATTTAGAAAGTCAATCCCAATCTGATTATGATTTTACTTTCTTTTATAACTAAAAATAGCAAGAATACTCCCATCTTCTATAAGTGGGAGATGAATTGTTATAATCAAAGGGATAGAAACGCAGCAATCAACATACTCAATCAAGGATTAAAAGAATTAAGCATAGCTTAACATAAACTAGGGTAGGGACTACCCGATGTGAGGCTCGTGGAGGTAGTAGGTTACGAGGCCGATGAAGCGAGAATCTCCCACTTCTAAACGAAGTGAAAGTGGGAGAAGTTCAAAACTAAAATATAAGTAAAGGAGGTGTAATATGACTACACCTAACGAGTCTTATGAATTTAATGTTAATTTATCTTCTATTGAAGGAATAGTGTGGAACGAAAATTTTTTAACTGACACAAATATAAGTAACGTAAAAAAATGGTTGAAAAACCCAATGATATTTAATAAGGAAATTAGGTATTTATCTAATCAATTATATAATTCAAATGGTGTATATACAAATGTAGTAGATTATATGGTTTCAATTCCTACCCTTGATAGGGTTATATACAGTTTAAATAAAAATCATTCACGTTTTAAAAAAAATAAACAATTATTTATTGAATCACTTAATAAAATGAAAGATAAGATTATAACAAGAGATATATTACATAAATTAGCTATTGAAGGAATTTCATTTGCTTATTTTGAAGTAAACGAAAATAAAAGATTTGCAGAAGGATTTATAGGCGATGATGAGATTGATAATATTTATGAATTAAATGCAAAATTTAATTGTAGTGTAATCTCTCTCCCAACTGATTATTGTAAAATTGTTGGTACAAAAAATTCATCATATGTAATTGCTTTTGATATGAGTTATTT